AATCAGCACCAAGTTTGTTCAACCATGTGATTACTTTTCTAGAAGCAAGTACAAGCTTATTTCCGCTATTACCAGATTCTGGTGCGAAAATATCTTCCATTGATGTTAGAAAATCATCGTATGTTGAACTAGCATATGTAAAAGATTTAACTTTTCCATATCTTTCGGTGTAAGGTAGAATACCCCAAGTTCGTCTTACTGGCCCAGTAGTTGTAGAATCATCAGAACCTACACCAAAAAGCATTGCTTGTTCGATGTCCATTTTGTGTTCCATTAACTTCTCTTGCCATACTCTCTTGTATTCATCTGCCTTACCTCTGTAACGAGTAGCCATTGCTGTACCAGAGAACATAGGAATAGCAGTTTTAAAAATCTGCACATACCCTTCTCTATCGTACATTTCGTCTTTCCAACCCTCTGGGTCAGTAGAACCTTCACCAAAAGCACTTCCAATTACCTGTCCCTTGCTTCCAGCAGTCATCTTTATCTTACTAGCAGAAGCAGGTGCAACTGCACCAGTTCCGGGTAGTGATAAATCGATAAAAGTTAGAGCAAGTTCTGTCTTAGTTCCAGCAGTAACAGCAGGGTCTGCCGCTAC